AGCTCTCCTTAAAAAGAATAAGGGCAACGAAGACCTCCCTACAGAGGTGGTTCTTTTGATTCCGATGGTCCCCCTCGCACCGGGAAGGATTGAGGGGGACACTAGTGGGGAATCAAAGTAGGGGTCACCCACTGAGGAGTGACTGGAGGTAATCAGTACGGTACGTACGGTCGTTCCTTGTAGCATACTTGCAGAGGACCGAGCATACAACCGACGTTTCGCCGGAAAGCATGCTGGTGATCTCTTCCATATCGGAGCCGACATCTCCGGGCTCACGACCGAGGAGGGTCTTCATCGAACCCTTGAGACGCTGGGTCTCGATGCGGGCACGAATCTGTGAGCCTTCGTGGGTAATCTGAGTCGGGTCCTGTGGGATGCTGATGGGTGCACCCTTGAACTCGAGCGGCTCTGCGTGGTCAGGATCCTCTACCAGTTGGTAGGTGAACTGGACCTGCACAGCAGGGAACACTTGACCGTCACCGGCCTGCTTGAACTCCGACTCAGTGGTTGCAACACCAATGACATAGCAGTTGTGAACACCTGCGGGTGGCCACTCACCGAGGGAGCCGAGGCCCTGATCTGCGGTAGCGTCTTCGAAAGACTTCTGCATACTTGCGAACATGGTTTTGGTTTGATTCATTACGATACTTCCTTACTTGGCTGAAAGATACTTGTCCTCAAAGAACGACCACGCGTCGGTCTCAGGAACTTCAATACGGTCAGGTAGAACCACCCGGCACTTCGTTATGCCGGCGAGGCTTTCATCATTGACAGTGATGAAATGTTCTTTGTACTTGACGGAGCGAGGACGCTTAGGTCCCTTGGTTCCGTCCTTGTTAGTTTGTTGGACCATCTCAGTCCTGTTACCCATGTCACACTCGAAGGCCATGACCAACTCGAACAGAGGGAAGAGCCTCTTGTAGAAGGAGTCGGTAATCGTGAGCTCCGGGCGAATGACGTAACGGTCATCACCGAGAGGGATCTTTGCGTTGACGAGGTGGCACACATAGTAGAACCCGTACCCGTGCTGACGTAGATCTGCAGGGAACCGTACCAGTTCCTCGTACACATCATCCCAAGCACGACGGCCATCGAGTTCCTTCCACTCGCTCTTACCCATCTTCTTGGTTACATACTGTTTGACAAGAGCAAGGGCTGGGCCAAGGCTGTCTACGACAATGGTCTTAGGTCTAGGCTTATTGGTCTCTGCCATCTCGATCAACTGCTTCTTCTTTTGCAGCACGCCCTCCCAAGTAAGAACCATTGGGATACTGCCATTGGCTTCTGTACTTGGACTACATGGTCGCCCATCCGAATCCATTCCGGGCCAGATGCAGGCTTGCGGTTCTTTGTTGGTGGTGCTCGAGAGATCGGTGTTGATGATGAAGGCTTCGGGGTGAGACTGTATGAAACAACTCTTGCCTACCCCAGGCATGCCAACGATTAGTCCGAACAGTTTGCTTGGCGGTGACACCATGCTAGTAGCGTGGAACCCAAGGTTCCCGTACTTCTGCTTAATGGTTTTTCCTACCGCTAATTCCTGGTCCATTAATTATGCCTCCTGCCCAGTCTCTTTGGGCTTCGTTATCAAACCCGTCTTCTCCCAGAGGTAACGCCTCCGGCTGAGAGACAGGTGAGGTTTGCTTGTAGTCCTTGTTGGTTACCATCTCTGTACACACAACTAGTTCGTAACCAAGTTCCTTCATCCATCTCCGAAGTATTGTGTCGGAGATGCTGCACTTCCATGTCTCTCGGAAGCGGTCGAAGAAGTCTTTGTTTGTGGTGAAGTTTCCTTGGTGAGCAAGTATCTGAAACTTAGGCTCGATGATGGACTTCATGATTTGATCGTGGAATTCGCTGAATGCTTTCATGGTTTGTCCTAGTTATAGGGAGGAGGTGGGGCGTTCACACATGACGCCCCACCTCTACTACGCAGAAATGTGAGCTTCTACGTCATCCCTGTCCTCCTGCTGGAAACCTTCTGAGGTGATGATGCTTGGCCAATCTTCTACTCGAGTGAGATAGAAGGGAGCAAATGGACTCAAGCGACCAAAGTTCCTCAGATGATTTGCAGACATTGGAAAACTTCCTGGCGTTCCTTCGCGGGTCGCAAAACTGTGGACCCACTGCAATCGGCTATGGTACTCGCAGGTACCCTCTCTGTCAAGGGTCGACGAGGCGAACGTATGAGAGAAGTTGACGGGCGGGTCACTTACTCGCTCCGGCTTCTTGTCTTCGTACTCACCTTCAGCAAGGAACCAACGCTTGCATCTGTCTCTGTAGTTTTCCCATCGGGGTTCACCTGAGTAGATGCGTCGTTGTTCTATCTGTCCCTTGCGGGGTCCTCTCTTCAGCTCATGATTAACCAGCTCGAAGTCCCGGTCATTCATACCGAACTCAATGCTAGGTTTCTGTACTGCAATGTGGATCATTCCTCCGACACGTACGTCTTCGGGTAGATCGTATTGCTTAGAGACTTCCCCACTCTTCACAAGGAAGTTGAGGATGTGGATGTAGTGCTGAGTTTGAAACTCGATGGGGCATGTACTGAGGCGTTGTATCGTGGACCCAGTACAGGTCTTGGCATCTACGATGTAGAGTGCGTTCTGTTTCTTGTGGTACAAGAGGACATCAAACTGTGCGAGCAGCCTCCCGTACTCAGGGTGGTTGTACTCGCCAACAATCTCTGATCCAATCACACGGAACCATGGCTTGTGCAGGTAGTCGATGACTGAACCTTTGCCGGGTACCTGGAATTGTTGCATTGCTTCGAACCAAGAGAGGGCCATCAACATGTCCTTCTCTTCACGGTCGAATATGTTTGCTTTGGCCGAGGCTTTGACGCCACGATTATTCAACAGCACCTCAAGTTTCTCTTGAGATTCTGCGAGCCACCTGAGCATTTGCTCAAAGGCTTCTGCCTTAGTTTTTTGGAAGAGCTCCAACCTGCGGTGGAACCAAGATCCTCTACTCAGAGCAGCAGACCACCTCAGTGCCGACACGATACCGAGCCGACGACTGAGGTAGTACTGAAAGGGGCATGAGAGAATACTCTCGAAGTCTGATGATCTGAGTGCGGGAGTCCTGGCCACCAAGCCTTTGTCTTCTAGCCAGAGTCTGGCGTTCCGACCTTTACCGTGCTTGATTTCCATGTGTCCTCCTTACTTCTTGCAGCAGTCACCCTTACCGAGCATCTTCATTACGTGGGGTCGTGCCCAGATTCCGAAGACCGTGCCGCAGACTGCGACAAGGATCGAGAACCAGAGCGTTCCAAGGAAGGCCGAAGCAAGCATGTGTTTTTCCTTTTGAAGTTCAGTACGTAACGAACAGTTCTGTAGGTTACTGCGATACTGATGAGTCCTGTCCCCACTAGAAAGGGAACATAGATGTATGGGAGATACTCCTTAACTCCGATGTTGAGGAGGATCAATACGATGCCGATGAGTATAGCAGTTCCGCCCTTGAGATTCGAGGTGCCGGGCAGCACCATACAGATAACTCCCCCGATTATGCAGACGCCTCCGATAGCTGACAGGACCGATAGATCCTGCATTGACTCCGCACTTACGTGCTTGGTCAAAGGATCACTGAGTCCCACGTAACTAGTGGGGGAGGTAGATTTACAGGAGGAGAGAAAGAGGATGGCTAGGACGATAGGTGCCCAGTCCACCAGGATTCTGAAGCGGGGCCAGAAGAGCATTACTTCTTCTTCTTTACCTTCTTCTTCTTATAGGGTGCCGGCTTCTTCTTGCCCTTCATGTGTCCTTTGCATGGACCCTTCATGGCGATTCCTTACATGAGTTTGACTGCTAAGGATGTCCCGGTTGACAGGACAATAGCAAGTAGTGACATGACAACCCAGGCTCGACCACGGTCGAACTCGTTCTTGAGCTTGATCTTATGAAGGTCTACCTCGATCTTATCGAGCTTACCATTCACACGCTTCAGCTCTGAGAGTACATGGATCTTGTACTCTTCCCAGCCATTGGGAGTAGGGGACATTGTGTTTTATCCGCCGTATCCGCCGCCAGTTTTACGGACACGGCCTACCGTGCCGCCTCTTCCACCAACGCTGGTTCGGACAGCCTTTCGACTACCGCGTCCAGCCATGCCGCGTCCCTTGGGAGCGGGACCCTTGCGGGTTGCTGCTGCGGCTGTTGAGATAGGGGGTGCCTTCTTACGGAGGGCCTTCTTCTTTGACTTCTTTGCTGCTTTCTTCTTCGCCATTTGAAACTCCTTAGCCGATGAACCGGCCAACAATTACAGCGTTGTCTACGTTGTCTGCTGCGGTAGCAACAACACAGATAACACGAGTACATCCAGTAGTTGAAACTCTACGGGGGCAACCCATTCGAATGCCGGTGGTGTCTCCACCATCTGAATCTACGGCGACTATACCTGAAGGGTTCAGGCCGATGAGGTTGCTTGCGTCTGCGTCCTTCTCGTCGGTCTGGTATTCGTATGAATCCCAATCCATGAGAGGTACCCAGATTGCGTTGTCGT